TGTGTTTCTCCCGTTGGATCTCCCGTTGGATCTCCATGTGTTTCTCCCGTTGGATCTCCCGTTGGATCTCCATGTGTTTCTCCCGTTGGATCTCCCGTTGGATCTCCATGTGTTTCTCCCGTTGGATCTCCATGTGTTTCTCCCGTTGGATCTCCATGTGTTTCTCCCATAGTAGGTGAACCACTGAACGGAGATAAATTCGTAAGTAATCTAGGAAAAATAATATATGATAGAAGAGATAGCATACTGCAACACAGAGACATTAATCATGGTAACAATGACATCTCTATACACGAAATCGAAAATCTAGTCAATAATTTCATAGACGAAGCAAATATGTTGACGTAATACTATATTTTATTTTTTTCATTACTCATTTTTTATAAATACCTACGAGGTTTTATAAAAATGTTACTTGGAAGCTACAGAACTCTCTCTTACATTTAGTCGTACCGCGAACTATATAGTTCCCTTTGAAATCGCTCTTTTCCCAAGAATCAAGATATCCAGAGCCTCCCAACTCAATATCATATTCTTTCACTGCATAAGTGCTATTATATAGAGGTTAACCGAGCAAACCCACTATATTCCGATCAGGATTGTTCATCGTTTGTATAAAAGTATTAACACTTTAAGCCGAAAGTATGTTCCTTCATGACATCTATTACTAAGAAATTATCTCTTCCTTTATATTGTTGATGAATTGTATACATAGAATCATTAAATCTAGGTATACTGTTATTACACATAAAAAATAGAGACGACTCTGGTGGAACATGCATACGTGTCCTAATCGTATATGCAAAAGAAGATAGTAGCATATCTTTCTCTACTAAATATTTCTTACGCGCAAGTGAAAATTCATTATTGACATGAAGTTCAATAACTACAGGTAGTCTATCCGGATACAATTTCATAATATTTTCAGCTTCTATTGTCCTTTCTTCGAGTGAGAACTTTTTCCTGAACCTCTCTGTGGTTGTTGTTGTAGTAGTATTATTATTCATAAACATAATAATATGAATTGATATAATACCTTTATTAATTGTTAATTTTATTTGTTTACGAAACCTATCCTCCCCATACTCCTTGGATATCCCGTCCATACAGCGCTTATAACAGCAAAGTAATATGGATCTCCGTTTATGTCGTCCCTCTTAAAGAGTTCACAATTTTTCCATCCAGAATCGTATATTCCTCCTGTACCAGATACAAAAAGAGGTATAAATTCATTTCCTCGTTTATTCATGTATTCTAAAAGTTGGTTCGACGGTTCTATACGAGCGGACGGTCTATTGGAAAATGGCTCTGCACCACTAAAATCATAAGCACTATGTTCATACTTATTGCTAACATTTTTAATGTCAATCGGATCCCATGAAATGACTTTCACGTATTCCATTATTGATACTTGTTTCTTTACTGAGACAAGTATAAAAAAAAATGTATAAATTACATCATAGATGCTGTAGTGAAACCCAAAATAATTCCAGCGAATGGTGCTATAGTCGAGATATCGCTATATCTATTCGTAAACTCTTTATCGTGATCATCAAATAAATCATTCAGAATAATTATATCGAATAATTCAACCATCAATATACGAGTGATAAGTTCTCTTAATGTATCAACGAATGACAATGAAAAATAGAATAGAAATTTAAGTATGATATCTAATATAACATAATTCTCTGTTCCAGCGAACTCCTTAAAGGTTCTATTGCCCATACGTGAAGCTATGTTTATGGCCTTTGTTAAAGTAAAAATAGATAACATCACTCACTAATGGTTATGGCCCCTTTATTTCAATTAATTTAAATTTATGTCTCGAGTTTTTCTGGATTCTCGTCAATAAATTCTTCATCAATGTCTGTATGATTTTCACTTGGTTTGTCCACACATGAATAATCGATTACAATACCATATGCAGTAATAGTTTCAATGTCTTGCACTGTCATATTGCGCATCTTTTCTGAGTTCATCCTAATACCAATTGCCTTTTTCCTTTGTCTGTCAATCACAGCACTCGTGTCCTTGTGAACTAGATACTTTACACCATTGTAAACCCATGCAACACCTCTTAGTCCTCCCTTTTTCTTCTTTTTTTCAGTAGGTTTCTCTACTACCTTCTTTTTCTCTACTACCTTCTCTTTCTCTACTACGACGGGTTTCTCTACTACGACGGGTTTCTCTACTACGACGGGTTTCTCTACTACGACGGATTTCTCTACTACCTTCTTTTTCTCTACTACCTTCTTTTTCTCTACTACCTTCTCCTTCTCTACTACCTTCTCCTTCTCTACTAACTTCTCCTTCTCTACTACGACAGGTTTCTCTACTACCTTTTCCTTCTCTACTACGACCGGTTTCTCTACTACCTTTTCCTTCTCTACTACGACCGGTTTCTCTACTACCTTTTCCTTCTTTACTACGACAGGTTTCTCTACTACCTTTTCCTTCTTTGCTACCTTCTTTTTCTCTACTACCTTCTCCTTCTTTACTACGATAGGTTTCTCTACTACCTTCTCCTTCTTTGCTACCTTCTTTTTCTCTACTACCTTCTCCTTCTTTGCTACCTTCTTTTTCTCTACTACCTTCTCCTTCTTTACTACGATAGGTTTCTCTACTACCTTTTCCTTCTTTGCTACCTTCTTTTTCTTTACTACCTTTTCCTTCTCTACTACGACAGGTTTCTTTACTACCTTTTCCTTCTTTGCTACCTTCTTTTTCTCTACAACTTTCTTTTTCTCATTCTCATTCTTTGCTACCTTATTCTTCTCTCTCTCTGCCTGTTTATCTAACATTTTCTTATGCGTTGAACAATAGTCTCCATTCTTTGGGGTTGTTCCACATCTCTTTCCAGTTCTTGGTACATATATGCATGTATTTGCAGGCTTTTTGTTAATTTTCTTCTTATGTACCCCGCAATATTCTCCTGATCTGGGTACAGTAGTGCATTGTTTTCCATTCTTTGTAACATAAGGACAAGGTTTCTTTTCCTTTTTCACCTTCGTTTTGTCTTTTTTCTTCTGTTCATTCTTAATACCAATAACCTTCTTACATATCTTAGCCTTATTGTTTTTCAGAGTATCTTCCATGTCAACATTAAGAATTTCGCTGGTTTCTTTGTCAAAGTCTTTTGCTACGCCAATGGTGAATTTAGCAGCAGTAGACACGATGTCGGTAGTTTTTAGATCGATTGATGACGGCATAATATTCGTAGGACTTTGGTTGATTAGTATTTTATTGGTATATTCATAGATAAAATATAAGATTATTTTTTTTCTGTTCGAAATATATATTAAAAAGAGTTTCTATATATAATCAAAAACATACTAATGGAAGTTGTGGTGAAATACAGCGATGATCAAGTTATTGATTCGAAGGTTTTTAATGGCATTGACTCGGAACATCTTAATATAGGACTCTTGAAAACAACACTGTCTATACACGCCGGTATCCCTTTACAATTTATTTCAGTACTGGTGGAATATCCAGAAAATGGTTCTAAAAATTATATATGCAGTATTATGCAACGAGATATGAAAGCTTCATTGGACGTTCAGATAAAGGATGGCAGTGGATATAGTTTCTTCCATTATTATGATAGTGACGAATATCATACATTCTCAACGTATTCGATAGCACGTCAAATTAGAGAGTGGTGTTTTATATGCCTGGAACAGAAAATTATTACAGCTGGGAACATTGCCACCTTTAAAAAGAATTTAACGAATGAATTATTGAAGAGGAGCATTAGGAAAGCTGATAATCTTACATATTATTTGATTTCGTATGAAGGGTTTAAAAATACATACGATAAGGTATCTAAAAATCGCGTAGAAATTATCGATGAGACTAATGAAAGTATTACCTCTTTCATGACCTTATACGAACGAGCTAAACGATTGCAGCGAGAAATCGTTTATACTGAAACCAGTTATGACACAGTTGTGAGTTATGATAACTCCGTCAATAGAACACATGCAGATATCTTTGATTTACTCGACTTAAAAGACGATCTTATTATAATGGTTAGATATAAATCATTTGTTAAGATAAATCCATTACTCACAGAGTTTTTGAGAGATACTAGTATAACGTATAGTACTCATAGGAAAGAGATTAATAAGTTATTGATAAATACAGAAAACGAAGGCAGATATGTCGAAGCTCTTGTACTGAACAAACGTACAAAGGGTAGTAATATTTCAGATTATAGTCAAGTACATATATTCTCATCGGGTGATATTCATTATATCAACACGTATGCGAAGGATAGTATCACGATTGGTGAGAATCTAGTTTCCAATAACAATTTTCTAGGTAATATTCCTGACACGGAAAGGAAGGTCGACATAAAATCCACAGAATTTATAGATGGTATTATTAACAGGGCAATCTTCTCCCATTATTTATTGACTACTACGGCAGTTGCCCCGTTTATGTATAGACGAGAGGATCCAGATCCCCACACGATGAGTGGATATACTATGTTCGCCTATCCTGGCTCGACAAGTAAGACTAATTTGACCTTTATTATTAAGTCGCAAAATAACGAGAATAAGACTAAAATTACAACTCTAACGTCTGATTCTGAAGAAACCCTGAAATTGTTCTGGTTGATGATGCCGTTTATTATTGATTATTACAAACATCTGTATAATAAGATTAGTAAAGAATATTTATCATACAATATAGATATTGATGACGACGACGTTTCAAAAGATGGCAAAAAGGCGTCTCGACGAAAAAAGAAAACTAAACCACCCTCGCAACTAGAAAAAAATATAGACAATGAGGTAAAGGTTCATAATAAAAGAATTTTATTCGAACAGGGGTATACAAATAAAGGTTGTGATACAAAGAAACAGCCCGCAATGTATTTATCGAGAAAAGATGCAGAAGCTGCTATTGAAACCCTGGGACTCGGTGATAGACAGATTATACGATATCCATACAAGGGAGATAAACTGGTAGCAAAGAATGGTACTGAATATAAGGTAGTAGATAAGATAACAGCCGAGATGTTGGATAATAACGGGAAGCTTTTGCCAAATCTTTTTAAACGGTTTTATTTCATATGTCCTTATAAAACGGCTAAGTTTCCAGGTATTAAAAACACACATACAACGTTCGGGTGCGTTCCGTGTTGTTTTAAAACTAGCTCACGCGCGCAAAAAACCCTTGACCGTATTGAAGATGGAACGTGTCCTCCGCCTACAAAAAATCAGTCTTCATCATACGTTAAAGGGCCAGAAAAATATATATCTATACGGGAACGCGGTCAGGTTCCCAAAGATATTTCTATACTCTTGAATGAACTTAATGATGAAAACTGTATAAAGGATTTGGAACGTATAGGTACTGGCGATCCGAACATCAAGGATAATAATCCAAACACACTAATAGATGCCGTACTCGTTGCCCTGGGGTTGGAGGATACTTCTTCTAAACAGATAAGAGCTGATTTAGCTAAACTTGAAGATAGGTTGTTAGTTTGTATATCACAAGAGTTCGAGACGAACGATATCGGCAAAATTAGAACTGTATTACAAAATGAGTCCGAATATCTCTCTCCTTCTATGTTTGTGAGACTTCTAGAAGAGTATTTCGAATGTAATATTATTGTTTTCAAACGTCATAGTGAGTATGGCAACCAAATCGTCACGAATAGCAGTAAATACGGTATTCTGTCATATATGAAAAAATTACAAAGACCTAATATTCTAATTTATGAATTTGCCCCTATGGGATCCAGTAATACTAACTTGCTTAATCAATGCACTGTTATTTCCTTTAAGGGCGAAGGACGGACCGTAAGTGATGATTTGATGGCTAAACTATACATGAATATCAATGGTGTTATCACCACGACACCTTATAGTACACGAAATATCGATCTCAGCTTCTATGGTTTAATTACGGCTCAACTATTAGACGATACAGGACGTGTACGAGGTATTCATATCAGATTAAATGGTCATAAATTGTATGTCATTACATCTGCACTCCCGCCATTATATGATGTTCCTTTAACAAATGTTATCCTAAAAAACTCATTGTTATCTATTCATGAGTTCAAGAAAGATGTAGGGATGGATCATCATGATCGTTTAACTGACTCAGTCATATTTAACAAGATAGTTGCAGTCAACTATCTTTTGAATGATGTGAAAATGACGTTTCCACTTGCTACTACATATACCATTAAGGACTTTGGGAATCAAGTTCAAGATTTTTCACTATTGATACCTGATAGTAAGCGTAAATCACAATTAGAACTATGGAGGACGGCAAAAGTTGTAGACAATGCCATTTATGCTGTTGCCAGGAAACGACTGGCCGATCATCTGAGAGATATTGATACATTTGACATCAATAATTTTATGGAAACAAATTTTGTAGTAGATAAATCTGTCGACTATAAGATAGATCCGAGAGAAAAGGAATACGAAAAACTAGACATTGCGTTATCTGGAGGTGGTAAGATTGGATTGAAGGATCAAGATGCTTTTGATGCTCTTTCCTATATGATTGATAATCAATATAAACGAAACAAGACCGTTCTGAATGATATCGCTGATTCGAAACTAGTCGAATCAGAATACAGGAAATTGTCAGATTTCAATCAGAATAAAGGTACTGTCATAATAGGGAACACGATTGACTTGGAAAATCTCGTTAATACTACAAGCACTTACTATAATAAATATCAGGATTTATTGAAAGATGACATAGAGGACGTCAAGAGGAGAAGAGAACTTGAACTAAATAAAGTTCCAGCTAAAGGGAGAGATAGGGATATCCAGAAAGCTGAGGATAGAGTAAAGAAGGTGATAGAACTCCGGAAGATATCCAAGATTGATCTAGCTTTAGCCGTGAAATCAGATAGCTCACTCATCGCGCGCGACAGAACTATATTTAATGCTATTCTTAGGTGCACGGTATGGTATTCATTATACATAAATCGACTGAGAAATACCGATGTGATTGTAATAGATCCAAATGAGGTAGATCCAAGAATTATAAACAATGGAATTGTCGATATACTGAGTAACGGCGCAGTTCTATTGGGCGCAGGAAAGTATACTTTTATTAAACCAACAGGTCAGATGACACATTCGGAAATCTATATTGACGGCATAGGTAAGTGGACCAAACAGGGAGGCGTTCATTCGGATGTATACACGGGTACCATCATAGGTGAAGATACAGGTAAATACTATCTAGACGTCATATCACACCTGTTTGTTGCACATAAAAATGATTACTTACATAAACAATTGAATTCAGGACCATGGAGGCATACCAAACTTGCTGATTCAGATCAACTTCTAACGGATAAAGTTCTTAGTAGTATTCAGAAAATATCTCCCGATAATAGTACGACTATCTTTGAGAGCAACTTACGAGATGCAAAAGAGGGTGTAGGTTTAGGCTAGGAAAGATTTACAAAAATTAGACATAAATACCAAGGCCAACATTAATTATCGATAGACGAATCGTGTATATTAATATGTTATATATCTTCTAAATTGAAAGATATATAATATGACAGTTATTTATAGAATCCACGATACAATAGGTATACAGTTATAAGTATAAAAATTGCGATAGCTATATTCCTCACCCATGACATAATTTTTGCTTTCTTGATTTCGTCCTGTTCCTTCTTGATTTCGTCCTGTTCCTTCTTAATTTCTTCCTGGGACGGTTCGTCTCGTACATCACTAGCGCTATCATCACTCGACGTATTTTCGTCTTCTTTTACTTCGGCTGGTTCTGCTGATACAGATACATCCTCCTTTCTATCAAATTCAAACATAGCTGCGCCGCCTAACCATATCTTCTCACCATCTACATCTCCTGCATTAATTCCAAGATCAAACTGAGAGAAAGTATTAATGGGATACATTGCGTGCTTCCAATGACCATCATCATTCCATTCCTTTCCCCACGAGTTTCTACATATCCAGTATTTAACTAGTCCATAAGGTTTGCCTGTAGATGGATTGACAGCAGAAACATCTTCTTCGCCCCAACCCACGATGGCCACTGCATGACCACCTGCAGTCTTATAAGGAGTCTTATTTGTGGGATCGGAGTTATCGTTATCTGGATCATTCCCCGGATAGACGTAATTATCAATATAAATACCGTTTGTCTCTTTCCAACCACTACCTCCAGTAAAACTGGTAGAGAGAAAATATGTGCCTACCATTGGACCATTATCTATCAAGTATTCTTTCATATCATATTCTACATTTTTCAATTCCTGTTCATCCACATTTCCTTCATCGTCAGGTTCAGCAAAGACCGCAAACATATTTTTTGCATAGTACTTATATGCATTACCTCCCGGTTCAGTACAACGAACCTCCGTGTCATTAGCTTGACATGGGGACAGTCCCTTCTCATTCTCTACTTCCAACGGAGCGCCCATTACCTCTCGTTCTATATTACATCCTTTACAGGTAGGAATTCTACTATTGAGATATTTCGTCGTATCTCCGCTATTATCAAAGTGTGCTGTAGGATCGCCAGCGCATACCTTATTATCTTCACACCATTTATAATTGATACAAGAATCAGATACTGCGCCATTCTTGACTATTGATTCAATTGCTTCTGTTGGGATACCTCCCCCACACTGATATTGTCCTACGCATGAAAGAATACCAGTAGCTGAAATACTCGTCTTTATCTCACCATCTGTGGCTATGGAGATGGCATCTGAGAATACACCAGCTATGGCTACAGCCCAACACGAACCACAAAGTTTTTGATCTCTAGACTCCTCTACAAGCTCATTTCCTTGCCAAGAAAATTCCTTTGGTAATTCTTTTACTCTGTCTGCCCTCTTCTTCGCGGCTGCCAGGGAACGCGGCTTCTTTGTCAATGTGTTCATTATGATAGCCCTCGACGGCGGGATCATTACAGGACCTCCTCCAGAGCCAGTAGAACTCAATTTTCCAGATCTGAGATCATGAATAACCTCAGTGGGCTGCGAACTTTTAGCGATAGATACAGCAAGTTCACGATTCATATCTATAACCTTATTTATATTACGAGGATATTAAATAAAATTATATGAGTTTTTTTAGAGACATCCAATATTATGAATCATAGAGAAACACAATAATGACATGGATATAATTCACTTTTCAAAGTAACGCAAAATTGGGGGACAGAGATTAGATACGTAATGTATCCATTCTCTGTCCCCCCAATTTTGCGTTATAAGTGTTTATTTAATAGCTTTCATCATGCGGTGTTTCTTACGTCTATCCTTCTTAAGTGGGATGGCGCTGGTCTTTCCTCTTTTCCGTCCCTTCATCTTGGTAGGATATCCAGATTCTACATTATCCACTTCCTCATTTATTTCTCTTATCTTGTCAAACCATACATTGACTTGTTTGTTGGTTTCAGCTGTGAGCTTGAACATCGTGTACACGAATTTTATATAGTTTAGTTGTACTTTTAATTAATGAAACATTTTTTTTGAAATTATGGTTTTAAATTATGTTAAGACTTTAACGTAAAAAGGGCCTCTCTCAATATGTTGATGTTCATATTGAGAGAGGCCCTTTCTTGTTTAGTCGTGTTGTTTATTAAATAATTAATTTAAAATTATCCTATCCTATCCTATCCTATCCTATAATACCGCTACTCCTCATTAACTCCGATGCCAGGTACAAAAAATGAATTCTTACTTCTACACTCTTGACAGCTCACTAAAGCTTCATCTGAATAATAGTCATTGTAATCCATGTCTTCTTCCTCTAACTCATCCAGGGCTTTCATTCGGAGTTTATGGGCACATTGATAACATAGTGGCGTGTCGCAACATGAAATAGTACTTGACACTTCCTTATCAGAACATACCGTACATGTGTTAGATTCAACCTCTATATGCTTGTCGTCGCAATCCTTGAAGAAAGACTGAACAGCGATCAATGTCTCCATGTCATCATATCCGGGTTTCGATTTGAAAGGGGCACTATCGCCAGGCTCACATTCTATGATAAACATGAGTGCCCTCTGGACATCTTCAGGAGTACAAACTCCTTCCAAGATCGTAATATTTGAAGGAGAGTATACGGGCAAGCAAATCGTTAACCCCGGTGAGACTGGAGTCCTGAATTCAATTCTCAACCTTGATTTGGCTGAATTATCCTTTCCTTTCAGAGTGATACCAATCGGCAAGCCGTGAAGAGTCTTAATGGGTAGATAACACGATCCTGATATATTGACGTGTGTAGAGATCACTTTTGCTTCATCGCTAACTTTAATATCTTGTTTGTTTTCGCCATCGAGATAATCATGAGCTGACATATTGAAGTTCGTTAATAATAATAGTTAGTTTGGTTGATATATAAATAAAACGATAATCAAAAATACTTTTTCTGGAGATCATCTAATTAAACACTAGAACATAACTTTTTCATGATATACTATCATCCCCTATTCAGGAGGGTATTTCACTAATAGGGTATAAATGAGGGTAATTTTTATCTCCTAATCCTCTGAACCAATTAACAATACCATCTCCAAATACTTTCTTCCCTGCTATTACATTTATAACACCCTCTGCATCGTTGACAAACGACTCTGGATATTGCCACCATGAATGTGCTTCGTCTCCTTCTGGATGTAATTCTATACCATGTCGCCTCTCTTTTGCTATTAACCATTTATCTGCCTTTGTTTTTCCGTCAGCTTCCAAACGTCTCTTATAGTGTATACCTAGGGCGTCGCGTATTGGTTGTTTATTGTCAGAGTCTGTACTATCATATAATTTGCTATACGTAGGATGAAGTTGGTGGTATTTATATTGTAATTTATCAAATTTGCACTTCTCATTGCCCCAAAATCGCGTATGTCCAAATAAATTCTGTAATATGCGCATGAAAAGTGCAGTATGTCCACTCCTACCATGTAATTCGACACTGTCCTCAATGTTATATTTATCTCTTTGTGCTATGGAACTTCTCCTACGCGCCTCATGAAAACAAGAAACATCTATTATAAGGTGTACCAATTCATGTTCTAGTGTCATCATAATTGCATATATAGGATCAAGAGTATTACATTCCGTTCCCGGTCGGACAAAGACTACTGGCCGTATACATGTAGTTAGCTGTTTGGCTATTGGAACTTCTCCTACATATATTATGCTGTCGCGATCTGTTAATTTTCGAGTATATCCTAGAATCTCATGCTGATAGTTTCGCCCCCATATAAATGTAAGTTTCCTGTTATACTCTTTCAACATCCTGGAAAGTCGGTAATTGAAGAAATATTTATCATACAGATTGAATAGCTTTCGTAAACCGTTTTTATTTCTGAAAATATCCTTCCAATTGTCTTTGGTTACATACCACATCCCGGCCCTAATATTTTTCCTATTCGTGTTAATAAACTCATTGTTGTTTGCTTTAGTTGATAATTTGCTACATAATGTATTTTCAAACTTATACTGATATGTCCTCTTAAATGAAGACCGTACTCGTCTGATTCTCTTAAGCAACTTCGCCCTATTTCCTGTCGTAGAATAGCCATGCATGTATAGAATACGTCTTAATTTGGCTTCAGATAATTGTTCGTAGTTCATCCATTCGTCGATATCAACAGGAGCTGGATCCGCCTTTTCCTCTTCAGCTACAATATGTTTGTTCACTTTATGGATAATTCCATCTCTATGACGCCAAAGTCTTGGAATATCATACTGTAAACTAAGCATTACCTCCATAAGACGCTCTCGTAGGTAATCGTCAGTGTGATCATCGTCATACGCTATATTATATTCATCATAAATATCCAGAAGCTGTTCACGACTACAATCCGCATAGTCAAATTTATTACATTCCATGTTTTTTTTATAGGCTTTATTAATTTTATTATACTTTATTCGAATAAGTATAATAAAATGTATAGTGACGCAAAAAAGGCCACTACCTCAAGACTTTAATGTCGAGAGATAGTGGCCTTTGCGTTTTTTATTAATTAGCTAGTTTAAAATCACATTTCACAAATCACATCTCACAAATCACATCTCACAAATCACATCTCACAAATCACAGCTCACAAATCACAGCTCACAAATCACATCTCACAAATCACAGCTCTCTCTCTCTCTCGGCTCTCATAGCGTCTCCTCTCTCTTTGAATTTCTGTAATGCTCCTTCTGGATCCTTTTGATAATTTCTCCAACTCTTAAGGATATGATTGATTTTTGATGGTTCAAACTCATTAATCAGTTTGCTGACGACCTCAAAGGTGATCCTATGCTTCGACGATGAGTTTTTATAGATATTATGACACATCTTGACAATTGGAAAACAAGATGGAATAATGAATGAATTCCACTCCTCACGAGAAATAAATCTACGGCGTGTATACCTATTGTTATAGGCCTCAAGAATGTAAGTCTTGAGACTGAAGATTTCTGCTTCAATTTGACCAAACGTTTCACTTTCTGAACTATATAGTTCTATGAACATATTTAATTCCGGTGTCGAACGCAATTGAAGATACCTGAACTTTAAGCTAGGTTGATTTCCCCTAAGTTTGACCATTTCCATATACAGATCTAGTATGATCTTGACTTTGTATCCTGAACTATGATATCCAATCAATCCAGGGCTGTCAAAATGATTCATATCGAATAAATAGGCCCGCAAATAACCAACATCTTCGAAACTCAATGGCGATTGGACGGTGAGAAAGATACTTTCGTGATCATTAATCTCTAGAGTCTCGAAAGTGCGTGCTTTGTATACCCCGATTAAGAATAATAATTGACAATTATATGGAGATACATGGCATACCACACGTTCATCTTCATCGTGTGGTAGGATAATCTCGTAAATAACATCCTTATCTAGTGTCGAGAGGAAGACGTCCATAATATCTTCGTCATCATCTTCGCTATCTGTCTTTCGTGTAGGTTCCAAATCCTTAGCCTGATGTTTACTATAAGAGGCAGATAGAACATCCTTTAATCTTTCCCCAAATGTTCTCTTAGAGGCCCACCTTCCTTTCAGACCTTCGATACGACGAGCCGTACTGAAGTGCCATTCGTTCTCATGAAACCAAATTGTAATCTTAACACCTTCAATGGCATACCTGAAGGTCATATTTTCGATATCAGGAGACCATCGTTTACCGAGTTCAGTCCGAAGGATCTCATAGGGCGCTTGGCCAGTATGTCTGACTAGAGTTCTCTTGTTTGTTTTATAATCGGTATATATGACAGATGATGGATTCGAACGTGTAATTCCCTTATCATAATTCGTGACGATGTAAGGAGTATACAGTTCGTATTTCCCATTTTCTGTTTCTTTGACATTACAGGCAAAGACCATTTCAGAGAATAGGTCATCGTCGCTATAATCTTCAGATCTTTCGACAATCATGGGTCTAATCTTACCTACCCGACGCTGAGTCATATTGTCGGGTAATAGTGCCGAATCAACAGATTTTGGAGATGCTACACCTGCGGTCTCGGGGTCTTCTTGATAGTGGACTTGAACTTTGGAGGACATAATGAATTACGTGTGTTAAAATCTCGTAATGAATAGTGATTTGATATTATAAACACTAAATAGATTTAGGAATTATTTTTTTTGTTAATAGAATATTAATATTTTCTTGGTCGACGTTTCCCTTTTCCTTTATTTCCAGGACGAAATAACACCTCCTCTACATTGAGTTGTTTGTGTCGAGGTAATCTCTCGAGGTTATTCACGGATCTCCATTGATTTAATTCGTCTCTATTCTTTTCTGCAAACTTATTGGTGCTAGATATATAGTTCCTATCGAGTCTCTTCGATTCAATAAACCGATTATATTCTGATATAATACCGTTGAGCTTTTCTATCTGCATATTAGCCAATTGTGTCTGGGATCTCACAATATCTGATATGAATGAATTACTCAAACATTCTTTCGAAACCAAAGGATCTAGATTCCAATCGTTTAGACGTTTAGACAATATATCTATTACCATTTTACTCTCTTGGCCGTTCTTGTATCCCAAACATACAAGATATGTTTCAGAATTACCAGATTTAGAAAACATAGGTTTAGATATTTCTACGGTTCCAAATACCCTTGTCAATAGTCCCATCAAACTAATAGTGAAAGGTTCAAAGTATGAATACTGTTTAGTGACCATATTACCTCCTCTTTTCAGTACAAGAAGACCTGTCAATATTTGACCCATGTTGGCATGTGCATGAAGACTCTCTTGATTCGTAAAGTCTTGTGATACATCAAATCCTAGATCACTTGTATATAGATCTACATCACCTCCTAGTTTAGTTCTGAATTCCTCCTGATTTTTCCATGATGTTACATCTCCATTATTATATTTATTCATCAGCCAATGTTCAGGATAGTTTTCATATAGCTTATACTTATCCTCAAGTGGCCTTCCACCCTGGGATTGTTCTTCAGATGAGAGTAGTGATGACCCGTACCACTGAAAGTTTTTGATATCACATTTCGTATGAACATAATGCCACGCCGCGAGGATAAACGATCCAGGGAATGCAGCGTTATCAAAATACACGAAATCGTCTACACCGTGTCGCGGGAATAATTTATAATGTGAAAACAATTCATATGCCTTGATCCATGCATTACTCACATTAGGTGTATTGTATTTTTTGTGTACCTCAGAACGAAATGTATTAGCATGTTCAAACTGTCTAATGATATAGTAAAACCGCTTTGAATCCTCAGCGTTAGCGTTAGGTTTATCATACAATCTTTTAGCAATCGCGACTTGTTCCTTCTTCTCCTTGAGTTCTTCTAACTTGAAATTGATCACGTTAGTACATCTAGGATTATCGATAGGCGAGATCTGGAAGGTTTTAGATGTATGTGCATGTCTCTTATACGAAGAAATGAATAAAAGTCGGTTTTCCTCATAAGATCGCAAATCAGTATATGAATCATAAAACACCTTATCAAATACCTGCATAATCATCTCTGAAAAGATATTAGGATTTGGATACTCTGCGCCATGATTGGCGTTTACCTCTATAAGTATTGGAATAAAGTCATCTCTGATGATAAAATCTAATCCGTATGACCTGAAGCAATGATCAGATTCCTTATAACCCTCTGTGGCCTTAAGAGTCGCTAACATCTTTGAGACTATAATCATTTGATCCACAATAAACAACCAGTTCTCTTCGCCGAACTCTTTAATGATTGTTTCCTTCAAAGGGATGATGTCTGATCCTGAATGAGAAACTAACTCTTCACTACCACCTGAAACATCGAATTTGTTCTTGGCTAGCTTAATGACACCTGTATCTACTGAAAGATATGTTTCATATGTATCTTTACCTGTAATCTGGACCAAATGTACACGTATACTGTATGTTCTTCCTCTAATCAGTAATGGATTTCGTAGGAAGTCTGATACAACCCATCTATCTAGGAGATATTCCTTCACAGAAGCGCTAGTAAGATCTTTTCGTTCATCTTTTTCATTCAATTTGATCTCTTTTAAGATTTCCATGAACTTCTCTTTACTGCGAACAATATATAGACCAATCCCTTTGAAACCACCTACCCGTTTAACAATCCAAAGACTATCATCTCTATCGAATAAATTAAAGATATGTCTAGGAATTGGACGAGATAGACTGAAATCATATTGTTCCATTGTATAGTTCCTTGATAACATAGGAAACTTTCTTAGTAGGTTCGTCATAAGTAGATCTTTCGCGCCCATTTCAAACCTCTTTTCTGTCGTTTTGTTAATCAGTCTAAGGTTGATAGATTCACCATTATTGGTTTTTCTCAATGTTCTTTGACTGAATGTACTCGGACCCAGAGTATAAAAGAGATCAATTTCGCGATGTTTTCGACTGCCATCGGTCCTCCCATTGAGATGAGTTGCGAGTATTTTAGTCTTTCTTTGATGACTTAGATTTTTCAAATCACCACGGTAAAATCGTGTATAATGACGATTATCAAGCAGTCTATGCTCTAAAGTTTCTCTGAAAGGATCTCTCTTAGCAGGGACGCCGTCCTTACTGGGTACACTAGTAATGTCTGTTATGTAGACTATTTTATTAGCCAATGTGATATCTCTCAGTAAAGTGGAATCAACAAATTTATCTTCTCCGCTTGTAAATTTATATAGACTGAGAACACTCTTTGTGAAGTTTTCTTTGCCTAGCTTCTCTGTACCTTGCCCGAATTTATCGTTGCATTCAATCAACTTAACATAACCACTCTCTTCTATCATCATGTCCAATCCAAAAATCTCAAACGAACTCCCGCATTCAGGGTAGCTTTTCCCTTTGCATAATCGAGTTAGAAATCCACAAATCTTATCAATTTCAGCGTATATATCTATTATTTCATTGTCGCTAAATTGTTCTAACATAACATCTAACCCTTCAAATCTATCTTCTCCTGAACTGTGAGTTATATTACTTTCGAAGCTAACGATATTTGGATCATAACGATTCTTGGCGAATTGAACATATCCTCCTTTTAATCTGAAACCAAACTTACGTCCATCCCATCGATTCACCACTGCTAGAAATATTCTAAAGCTAAATGTTTTTCCACCAATCATGTGTGGTTCTATAAACTTACACAGTACCGCTCTATTGTTCCTTTTTTTTATCTTTTGATCAACAGCCCTGAGAGCATTGAAGAACCCTTCCTCGTCCTTGAATACACTAATACCTCCCCCTTTGTATCCAGCGACAGGTTTGAGTATCCACTTATCGCCTCTGATTTTAGATACAAATTCGTCTATATCTTGTCTATTTGTCATGTCGATGTTATGCTGTTCGACCATATAATCTCTATATTGTTCTCTGTAATACTTTCTAAAATTGTCGTATAGATTATCCTTAGAAGTAATGGATTCCTTACCCTTATCCATGATGTTTTTCACAAGACACACAGGATAATTCTCGTTTCTGTCATAAACATACTTCCCATCAAGATAAACATACTTTACATAATTGTCATTATTAAAGTCTCCGACTGACATTCCACCGAAATATGACGGTTCGATCAATCCTAGATCACTCTTGAGCTTTAATGAATTCAATAAACGGGACTTGAATAAATGGGTATATTTTTTGGTGTTAGCTACGATATTGTATGGTATCATGTGTCTACCAGCGAAAGACACCCACGACTTTGACTCATCGATGTATATATCACTACTATATACGGCTTCTATTTCGGTACTGATATCCAACCCTTCAAGTTTTGTCGGATCGACCAAGTTAACACAATGAAATGGACTACTATTTATTGTAGGAACTGAAATTTCAACACCATAATCTACAGAAAAATCTGGTTCTCCGAGGATATTTTCCTTTGGGAGAGTATCAGTATTTTTCATAATTGATCTATACGTCACAACACTGTCTATAACTAATTTTTGTAATTTGACTTGTAATCTTTCGGGATTATAATTATATTGTTGTATAATCTTACAATCCTTATCATATACATTTATAGTTATTCCTAATGTCAATGCTGTTCCATACATCAATATGTTGCGAGTGATCTCAGAGCTATTGTCCAACTGATTCTGTACATCCAATTCTAAAACCTTGAGTTCGGGATACGGATTAGTTTCATCCAAATCAAACTGTGAGAGTTTCATGAGAGTTTTGTTCTTAACTCTCTCTCGAAACACTTTCATTGATTTATCTGTAAGTTTTGGATAGATCGTTTTGAAACTTTGATATAGGATCGAATTATAGATATCGATAACCGGACCCTCGGAAGGATACGAAACACTATGATATTCACTGGGGTCTAAATTTAGATGGGGTTCACTGTATATATCGATAAACTCAATTCCTGGTACATACAGTGATATATCATTAATATCCTGATAATCCAAAATCTGTTTGCTCGGGTGATATACATAAATAGGTGAAACTGGCGATTCAAAGTCAATGTCTTCATCAGATGAATCATTTAACATATCACGCCATCTAAGACCAGGTGCGGGATCAGGTGCGGGATCAGGTACGGGATCAGGTACGGGATCAGGTGCGAGATCATCAAATAAGTTATCAAATAAGTTATCAAATACGGGACCAGGTACGGGACCAGGTACGGGACCAGGTACGGGACCATCAAATAAGTTATCAAACACAGGATCAAATACTGGATCAGGTGTGGGATCAGGTACGGGACCATCAAATAAGTTATCAAACACAGGATCAAACACAGGATCAAATACGGGACCAGGTACGGGACCAACGTCTAGATCGCCTTCAAGTATAATAGGATCATCGCGAATCGTGTTTTTAGGAAATAGATGATCCAATGTCATACCATCTTTGATCTCTGGTTTACCTCTCTGCATAATAATACCCCATCTGAAATGAGGATCAGGCCCAATGGTATTAAAAAAGAATGATTCATAAAATTTTATAGCCCGTTTATTTTTTCTCATGACAGATAAGAAAATATCTTCCAAGCCAAATGATTCCAAGAACCACCTAAAGACCCGTTTTGCATTGCCGTCTCCTTGTGTCTCTGTAACGACATGATGAATCTTGATTGCCTTACCTCTATTGGGTTCATTGACGATATCATAAGTGATTAGGACACCGTCGCGAAATATCATTGTATTTTCATCATAATGCTTTTCTAAATTTATAGGTAATTTTTCAAGGTATTTCCTACCGAATGAATCGTTATATTGACTGAAGATTTTCATCAACATCGGTATTAATGTAGTTTTAGAGTGTTTGACTATTTGAGAACTCGGTCTTATGACGGGAAGGCGTGGTGGATTATGAACCACACGGACGAGTGTTCTTTCTTTATTGCCCCAATCAGATACAAGATATCTCATAGCGACCATATCATGCATAACAATAGTCTTGAGCTTATCCGTATTTAATCTATCAACATTAGGTAATAATGAGATGACTTTCTGTTGTATTTCTCCAAGTTTTTTCCATACCCATATAGGCTGTGGATTAGATTGCTGTTCATCCGAGTAAGTAACTACTCCCAAATATTCGCAATGCTGTTTATCCATAAACTCTAACATCTGATAGACGTACGTATCGCTCTTGTTCGTATGGTTAAGATTGATACATAATATTCCATCGGGTTTGAGAGCCTCTAATGACTTTTCTAGCGTTGGAATGAGAAGTTTATTCACCCAGAGATCCTCATTGTTGTAAATCTCTTCGTTGGTAGACATATTATAGTCCTCATATTTGAAATAAGGCGGACTAGTGAATACTAGGTCTGTTACTCCATCGAGATGTCGTGTAGATACGTTCCTAACATCATCATATTTTATATCAACTTCAATATTTAATTTTTTTCCTAACCTTTCTACCATTGCTTCATGTCCATGCCTGAGATTGACATTGAGATCTGTGGCAAAGTATGTAATAGGTCTATTCTTTGACACCGCCATTGAACCAAGCAACCGATCACCCCATCCAGCGAAGGGGTCGAAAATAACGGTATTTTCATCAGGATTCTTATTAACTCCTTGAATGAAGTTGGTGATCAAGGTAGGTCGATGTGAACTGCATTCCTTAACACTCTTATCGGCATATAAAGCTTCTCTAAGATTATGCAAAGAGATATCTCTTTTCTTAGATTTCAATTCAGAGACATATAAATGTGCCTTATTACTCCACTCTTGCATAGGGGAATTCCTACCCGCAACAGTACATCTCATCCTGACATTCTCGACGAATAGATCAGATAAAGTGTTATATAATCCATACTGCTCACTAGTATATACAATATTGACAAACTTATTATCCTTGTATTCAGGTAGTCCAAAGAATGACGGATCAAATTTCATCCGATTCTCAGGGAGATCTAGGAATCTCAACTTTACTGGAGTGTCATTGACAGTAATATCATTCTTTTGATTTCTCATAGTATAATCCTGGAGATTCTTAAACATAACTTCTGCATCAAACTGTTTTGAATTTCGTTTGTATGGAAATTGTTTTACAATTTTTGACATGCCAAAAGCGGCCACTTTGAGCGCGGGTGTTATTTTAATAGAATTAATAAATTGAGAGATATCATCAGGATACAAATCGTTTGACATGATACGAATATTGTCCAGTGCAATATCAATAAAGTTCGGAGCCTGTTTCTGATTTCTTAAACGTATAAACTGAAATGATTTACTATCTGTGTCATAATTAAACTCAGCAATATTGCCAATCTTATACCTTGGAGACACCTTCACTTCGTCTTTAATACCACTTACAAATTCAGAGAGTCTCACTCTAGTATTCCCTTTTCCCACTAGAAGAAGGGAAAGGGTATCCCTATTTCTTCCTTGTCCCAATTCAAAGTCGATAGTTTGATCATTACGCGGTTTAAGCTTCAAACTAGGTAAATTTATTCTGCTCTGGATATTAGGACCTATATTAGTGAATATAACACCGTCCTCTTTGAATTCGGGGTCCCTCTTTCCCTCTATAATGGCCTTTCTAACTAATTTAAGATGATCAGTCAGATTAATCTTAGTTTTAGGTTTAGCGAGGTTTGATACATTCTGTCCCTTTCGGGGATGATCAATCGTTTTAGGGAGGTACATTTTCTTTGATACAATCTGTCTCTTTTGGGGATTCTCAATTGCAATGTTTATGTTTTTTACAATATCTTCAACGAGACTAACGCGAACTGCAAGGTTGTGATGCACCCATTTGTTTTCATACACATATATATCATATACATGGATAACACCGTTCGAATCTCTCTCACAGTCCATAATGAATTCGTTATCACTACGAATACTTGAGTTTTGATTCAAAACACCGTACGGGATGATCATATTCCTATACACCATATATATGATATGGTGCCTATGGAACAGTTTTACGTTAATACCATCCAATTTTACTGTCGCCGCATAATTAACTAGTAGATCTGCGAGATAATTAATTTCCGTTCCATCAACGTATGAGGGTCTAACGGGCACAACAGTTGGGAATAGAGACTGATTGATCCTGGGGAGATTGTCTGGAGTACTAATATCAACAAGCGAATTAAATCTTCTCTTGACGACAGGACCGAGGGTATCATGATTAGAAACGACTCTCAACGCAAAGATAACATCGTCAACAGCAGTCATATACGAGTTAATATCTCCAGAGTACGGAGACCTAAATTCGACCTCGATTTCATACTGATCTTCGTCGTTGCTTATCCAGTCACGTTTCTGACCACGTCCCTTCCAGACACTCTTCCCGGTATCAACAACTGTTAGAACAATGTCATGATTCGACATATGGACAATAGTTCTATCTCTTCGTCGTTCAAATAATGGTGTTCCTAACCTGGGTTTGTCAAGTACAGGAATCTCTTCGGACAAATCGAATTTAATATTACAATCATTTATGGTATTCCAATCGTTCAAAACGTAAAAACCATTCGATTTCTTTCTCATCATTATCGTTTTTTTCTTAGTTCTATTATAAACTGTACGGATATCGTGATCATAAATAGTCACAGAAGATATCTCCGGTTCAATCTCTTTGCCTTTAGTCGCCTTGAAGAAGCTAAGGAGCCGGTTAAATATAAACTCATCGACCGCCCTTGTCCCTCCAATAACAGGAAAGGAACGGATTCTTGCTTCAAATTCTAGTTCGTCATGTTCGTCGTGTTTATCACGCAAGGTATTGATTAGTTTCTGCAATCTCTGCATTTTGTTCTTAGCGTTTGTGTATAAATAATATTTTATTAAAGATTTTTGTAAACGTATTTCGATATTATATTTTATAATTTAACATATAATATCGTCAAATGATTATAATTAATCGTGTCGTTTGGCGTTTTTCTTGTGATGTTTCAATGCAATCACAAGCATTTTCTTCAATAGCATTGGGAAATTATCAAAATCCCACGTATAAGATGAGTCTTGGTTCTGCTTCAGGCCTTCAAATGGTGGATCATATGAGATTTCAGTATCGCTAAATACGTAGATAAGAAAGAATAACATATCCATACCTTCTTGGTTTGTGATATATACGTCTTTAATATACGTCTTGATTTCATTTTCTGACAGATTTCTCTTCCTTAATGCCTTTTCGTGGAAAAATTTATATGCATTTGTATCGGACATCTTAGTAGTGATAGGTCTTTTTTTGTCTATTATGATATTGTGAAAACGGAAATGTTTTTTATTAAAAGACACGATATTATTTAGAAATATGACAGAATCAAAAACAATAGACCTAATTGTTCGGGAGTATGACAGATTGGATGGCAAACATTTACAGAGTAATTTTATAAAAGATATCTCTAAAAGTATCTCTAGATTACTTCGGATATACTCAGTAGATGTAATATTACGTGGTCGCGATTCTTCTATCGCACAATCATACATGGTCGGAGATTATACAGCATTCGATACACATTTTGAATGGTTAACTGTCTTGGTACAAGGGAATTTAGTTCCCATCAGAAAGTATAGACTAGGTACTAAGAAAAAGGAATATATATTGAAATGCACCGTCCTCCTCAAATATGAATTATCATGTAATTTTTTTGAGTGCGGTAGCCGACGATGCGAACCCGATATGTGCTACAGTAAGAACCATATCTGTAATGTCATAAATGTACCGTTTTATTTTATAGGAACTAAGAAGGTTCATACCAAATCAACGAATAGATCCATAACGGCTGTAGTAAAAGAATTATTCGATAGTATACTATCATTCGTAGGAGAACTAGAAATGTCTGGCGATAAAATATTTAAAAAGAATGATACAACAATGGACATGTTAAAAGTGGGTATACTATCAATCCTTAATGAAGATTATGATATTGGGGATACAGAAGTAGGGAATATAAAATTAGGGGATGTATGTATGGTTTGTTTTGAACCTACGAAGCGATCCGCGAATTGTTGTAATAATAAATGCTGTATGTCTTGCGTAGGTAAATTAAGAAACAGGAAATGCCCAATATGTAGAGACAGTGGTCCGGAATTAGTCATCAAATGTACGTGTAATAAAATATTATGGAAGGATATTAACAGATAGTGACGCAAAAAGGGAGGGATCCAAACACTTTTTCGCGATAGTGATTGGCTCCCCCTTTTTGCGTTTATATGTTATGTGCGTTGTGTGCGAATAATTATACTTGTAGCTTCCTGTAGAAACAGACATTCATATTCTTGATGAACTCATCAAGAGTTGCCACCTGGTTGGTTCAACGGAGATGTCCTCATATTCGTCAAAGGGGGGTTGTCGGTAGAGGTCCTGCTACGATATCTATGAGGTTCAGGATATCCGCGATAAGTGGTCGTGCTCCTATTAAGAGAGAGAGGAG